AAAAAATATATTGCAAACTCCAACCGCTGCATATAAGTTATGTTTTCCTTATTTAGCAAGTAAACAATTTACAATTGGTTTTGAATTATATGAAAATAGACTAAAAAATAATCAAATAAATCATCAAACCGGATTGAAAGAAAGAGTAGACATACCAATTATACCTTTTTGGAATGGAATAGATAAATGCGATAATTTACTGCTATGTTATGAACAGGGTATCGGTGACAATTTTCAATATTATAGATTTGTTATACAATTATCAAGATTATATCCTGAAATGAAAATATCATATTTTTGTAAGCATACTGTTGCACACATATTTAAAGAATATGAAAATATTAAGATAATAAAAAACGTGGAAAATCTGTTATTGTATAATTATAAATGTTATATCATGTCTTTGCCTTATTTTTTAAAAATAGATAAAATTAGTCCTAATACAGAAAATTATATAAATATAGATTCAGCTAAGGTTGTTTATTGGAAAAATCAACTTGAAATGAAAAATCCTGAGAAAAAACTTAATGTAGGATTTTTTTATAAAGGATTGTTAAATTCATATATAGAAAAACATATACCTCTGCATCATTTTGAATCGTTAGCGGAACTAAATATAAATTTAATATGTTTACATAAATTGAGCGAAATAGAAGATTTAAATAAGTTGTCTTTCAAAGACAAAATAATAACTTTTGACATCGATAATGATATGGCGTTTGTTGATACAATTGCTATTTTAAAAAATATTGATATTTTATTGACAATTGATACATCAATACTTCATTTAGCAGGCGTTTTGGATATAAAAACCATTTTAATGTTAGGTTCTACGAGCGATTGGCGGTGGTTTTCTGATAATGAAAAAGTATGGTACAATTCTGTAGATCTATTAAGAGCGAATGATAATATGGAATTAAATTCAGTCTTACATGAAGTTAAAAATATTATAAATAATATGATTTGCCAAAAATAGCTTAATAATTTTATTATATTATAACAAATGAATATTTGTTATATTCCTGTATCGATTGGTGAACTATATGATAAGTATACTATTTTGCAAATTAAAAAAGAAAAAATTAATAATATTGATAAATTAGCATATATTACAACTGAACTAACTCATTTACAGCCTTTAATAGACAAATTTAAACTAGAATTAGAACTCGTAGAAAAAATAAAAAACGTAAATGAGCGATTATGGGAAATAGAAGACAATATAAGAATAAAAGAATCGAAACTGGAATTTGATGAGGAATTCATAAAATTAGCTCGATTAGTATATAAAACAAACGACGAACGATACTCGATTAAAGCAATGATTAATAATATATATAATTCTGTAATACAAGAAATGAAAGATTATTCACACACGTGAACACAGCTCGACAAATTAACTGTGTCATAATATTTTGGGCTATTTTTATGGAAGTTTTTTGAGGGAATGGAGAACCTGACAATAACCGATCATGTATTTTCGTGTAAATACATGAAAATAATGAACATTTGTAACACAATATTGCTACGGCATACTATTATCCCACAAATATATAGTTCCCACATAAAACTCCGGAAAAACTTCTTGGCCCGTTTTTGAAAAATGGACATGCTATTTCCTTGTCCAATTTTGAAAAGTGACCCAACAAGTTTTTCCGAATATGTAAAAAAGTGACTTCACTGCATAATGCAGTGAAAACAGATTTTACACGGTTTAATTTGTGACTGAAAACTTTTTTATCATTTTTGTGAAAAAAGATTTAGGAGGTAAATTATTATCTTCCCATAGGATAAGGACGGATAATGGCGGATAATAGTTTACCCATAAAAACCCAAACAAATTACAATTGTAATGAATGTGACTTTAATAGCAGCAATAAAAAGGACTATAATCGTCACATTTTAACTGCAAAACATATAAGGATAATAAATCATACAAATTTCTCGCCAGGTGAGTATCAATGCGTTTGTGGTAAAAAATATAAGCACATGTCTGGCTTATGCAAACATAAGCATAAATGTAAACCAACTCCCCCGCCAGAAGAGAACATTCAAACTACTATTGAACCTATTGAACTGAATACAGCTGAATTACTGGTATTGGTCAAGGAACTCATGATACAAATGGCTGCAAAAGATAAAAAACAAGACGAACTTATTGCTCAAATGGCTGTGAAAGATAAACAACAAGATGAACTTATGAAGCAAAATCTGGAACTGCAAAATACCATGAAAGAAATGATTCCGCATATCGGCAACAACAACAATACAAACAGCAATAATACGTTCAATGTGCAGCTTTTCCTCGAAAATGATTGTAAAAATGCAAAGAGTATTCAAGAGTTTCTCCGTTCCATCGAAATCAATCACGGGCATTTGGTCGCCATGACCAAAGACGGCTATGTGGACACAATCAGCAATATTCTCATCCAGGCACTCAATAAACTGGAAATAACGGAAAGACCCCTTCATTGTACCGATTTGAAACGCGAAACCGTGTATATCAAAGACAAGGAAACCTGGAATAAAAGCACACCCGACGCACCGCTCATGAAGCGGGTCATATCTTCCATTGAACATGGCTGTGTTATTGAAGTGAAGAACTACGTTGATAATACACCGGAATCAACAGAACTCGACACACCCGAATATAATTTTTACCACAAGGCCCACTGGAACACGTTGGGAGCTGGCGAAGACGCCAGTAAACTCAATAAGAAAATCTACAAGAGAGTATTGCCCGAAGTAAAGCTCGACAAATAACCTGTATGATTTGTTTTATGGATTATTTTTCACACATGATTTTGAAGATATTGAGAACCTATCAATGACTGTATGATTATTTTCGTGTAAATACATGAAAATAATGGATTATTTGTGCAAATATCGTTGTTGGCCGGCGGATCTGCTCAAAAGAAACGATTGACCAATTCTTTCATTAGACAGCATGGATACATATTTAGCATTACATTCATCGATATGGTAATATCTGCTTTCAAAAATTTACATCATTATCGGTAAAACTCCTACTTTTGATTTTTTAATTCCGTTAAAATGGTGTTTTAAATTTCACAATGTGTAAATATATGAAATTATAGTATATAAATGACAACATATATTACAAACCCTCTTTCAGGCAGTTGGTCGAGTCAAAACCCGAGTCCACACAATTACAAAAGTGGCGGTTTTCAAATAAGAGCACCAAGCTATAATGGCACTCACGCTAGTAACCCAATATATAGATTATTAGATCGACTCGGTGATAGTAGTGCGACTCCGTCTAGCATTGTAACAAATAATACCAACTGGCGAATATTGCATGATACAAATACTACTCAATTTAATAATCCATTACAAATATGGTTTGATCTGTCTAATTCTGTCGTTTTATCTGAATTTAAACTTACAAACAACAATAATATTGTAGTTTTTAGTTTAAGGGCGGTCGGGGATATGCAGGATACTGGTGGAAACGAGCTGACTATTGGCAACACTGTTGCAGGTACAGGTACAGGTGCAGGCGGATCTACAACTACCTATACTATATCTGGAAATACAAGTAATAATAGTCGCTATTATTTATTGGATATAACACAGTGGAACGGAACCGCGCGATATCTTCAACTTACCGAAATACAGTTTGGTTATGTACCGTCGCCCGGGCCACCAGTTGTTACTTTTCCAACTAGTCCAAATTCTACGGTTACCGTAATCAAAGATAGTAATGCACCAACATGGGAATACCGGATACCAGGCATACCATATACAACTGGTACTGGTACTTCGTTTAATTTACCACCTAATGCGTATCTAGCTAGTACTATAACAGTCCGCAATAGGAACGCTGCTTCGATTTCTTCTGTTATTGTAAATAATACCAGCACAATTACCGTACCACTACCCGCACCGGTGGTATCTTTTCCAACTAGCCCGGGTTCTACTGTTAACGTAACGCGAAATAGTAATGACGCAACATCATGGGAATATAGTCTAAATAGTGGCGCGGCATGGACGAGTGAAACATGGAATGGTGCTAATACGCTCAGTACGTTTACTATACCACAGGGTACGTATGCAGTTGGTGCTATCCGGGTACGCAATGTTGTTTCGTCAATTTATTTTAGTCCATCAGATTTTTATTCGTCTACTGTAAATAATGCCAGCGCAATTACCGTAGCCGCACCGGTATCATTCACTACAACCGCTGCTAATAACAAAAAAACAGAATTGGCGACGTTAATAACCAATCTAGCCGAGGTAAACACCGTGAAAGAAATTTACGAATTATGGTATAATACAACACAGAGTACTGGAGGCACTGACGTGTGGGTATATTACGTATATGACGCACAAAGTGACAATTCTATCATTTATAATACACGAATTTTTCGATTTAATCCAGATACAGAGACCTGGGCGGTTAGTAATCCTTATGTTAATGCATCTGGTCCAGTCAGTGTGAGCAGCAACGGCTTAAGCACTAATGACAAAATCAATTATGCTATAATGTATACCGGGTTAGAACCATTTCAAATAAATGTATCTACTACTTCATTAACCAGTTTGAAAAGCGTGTATGATGCTAGTAGTTATCCAGCAAATAATATAAGTGTGGTTCATAACATATGGTATGACGATAGAGATATTTTTGATATCAGTTTTAGTAAAACTACAAGAGCAGTGGATGCATGGATATATGTATTAACCGATGCGACAGTTGTCAACGACACTATGATTTTTGAAACTAGAAAGGTCAAGTATACTATAACCAACAACAATGCAACCTATGAATGGACGATACCGACCGATGAAACCGTAGCATCAGCAACACTAATAAACACACAATATGTTAATATACCGAACAGTTCAAATTTTGTATTGTCGTATTTTTATTTTGATGCATATATGATAACGAATTCGAGTTCGATTAGAAGTTTAAGAAGTACATATCGAATATTTTTTACAGATACTAAAACATTAACAGCTGTAAACGAATTATGGTATGATAAATCGACATTAACGCCAGGAGACACAATATATGATACATCATATAATGATACAAACTTAACTGTAGATAGCATAGACCTCATTTTATATGGTATAAACCAGTATACTGATGCGAATAATGGTGAAGTTAACACTCAATGGACAAAAATAAATATAAAATATTCAAAAAAAACTCGTAACTGGTCAATAGTAGACAATAGTGCCTCATATGCTTCATCGATTAATAGCGGTATTACAGATAATCTAAGTAGTTCTGGTACATCCGGTTTTAAACAAATTCTTTCAAATATATTATATGGTATATCTGGCAAAGTTGGTTCTTTAAAAACCGCATATAATAATTTATATGATCCTGATATCATCACATTGGGTAATTTATGGACGTCCAGCTCATATTCAAACATTACACCCATGTTTATATTATTTTCAACATCAGTTGACTCGTTATATACGACGGCAATATATGATAGTGTAATTGACAGTTGGTCTTTTAATAATCAAAGTGAGCCATATAACGCAGCATTAGCGATTATTGTAATATATACTGAATTTTTAGAAGCAGCGCTAGAAGGAAAGTTAGATAATATTAAAACCGCGTATACCGCAGAATTTGCAAATAGGTCAATCGTCAATGTGCATAAATTGTGGTACAATACGACTACTACAAGTGATGCTATTATTGGAGGTAAAATATACCATTCATATAATAGTGGTCCAACCGACACAAAATTATTTTTTGGGCTTGTCGATGTAAGTTACAATACGCAAATAAATACAGATAATTATTCAGTTGTGGGGGGAACATTTGTATCAAAAAATTATAATGAAAACAACGTACCGTCGGGAGATTATACAGAAGTGGCATCATATAATGTCGATGTGTCGTTTAATGTAAATACATCATTGCCAATTATGATGAATAATAGCACAATAAGAGCCCAATTTGATGCATCGTATAACGTCATTAATAGTACATCATTGACAATAAATATTCATAATGTATGGATCGAAACCGGAACAATTAATGGCACGAATATGAATTACATGACTCCCATACAGGATATGTGGGTATACTATTCGTTTTTAAATAATAGTAACGTAACCGAGTATAAATCCAGAATTTTGAGTTACGATTTGCAATTGAATGTATGGGTGTTAACAGTAAGCGATGCGGGGTTAATAATCGGCAATACTATCAAATCTGGCACCGTACGAACGTCTGGTTTAACAACTGGGGATTTGACGAATTATACAAAAATATTTGAATCTTTACCAGAAACTCCTGTATTTTCAACCGACACTGCATCATCTAGCGGTTCACTGAACAATCTTAAGACCGCATATGCTACGTCACAATCAATTGCATCGAATTCTTTGGAAATTTATAAAATATGGTGTCGAAACGCCGACGCAGAAGAACAGTTTGTAAAATGTGTAGTTTATCTTTCAATTACAACGGTGAATGGATCCATTGTAAACAAAACGTATAAAACATTTATAGTGAATTATAATAACGATACCAATGCATGGTCTATACCGGATCCGCTCGTGCAAACGACTTCAACCGAGACTGATGATAAATTTAATATCATAATATCGGGGGAGAACGCCGCCGATTATTTTATGTTTTATTCCATAATGGTGTTAAATGATTCAGTAAAGACTACTTTAGTTGAGAAAGATAAAATAACGTATAACAGAAAACTAATACAACAACAAAAGTTGCCACGTATAGGGTCAGTTGTTATGTGGGCGGGTGTTTCGCCACCCGATGGGGCTAAGCTATGTGATGGGAGTCAATATAATAAAGCGACATATCCAGAATTGTTTAAAGTAATCGGTAATAGGTATGGCGGTACAGATCCGTTATTTAATGTTCCAGATTTTCGTAATGTATATTTATTTGGTTCTTCATCTCCAATTAACTGTTCAGGTGCTCTATACGGTAATTGGAAAATCCAGAATTTTAGTCACTTTCATATGTTAGATGTAACTAATTTAAGATATATAAACTCTGTAGCAAAGAATCTTGAAAGCGGTAATGAAGGTATTGCGTTGGGATTTAGTGGTATAAAAGATTTAAATTTAACAGTTAAATCTTATCCAGATCCTATTGTGACCAAAGAATCCTACCGTCCAAACTACACACTATGTAATTATATAATATATCATGATTAATATCATAAATAATTATTTGCACCAGGTGTGTAATTATACCCAGCATAGATTATATAATTTACAATACGATGTGGTGGTAAATGCGTACTTGGCGGTTCATCCTGACCAACCATCCTATTGGGGGGACTAAATGCTCCCCCCATAACATAATAATTTTCTACATCACTATTCCAATCAGTGTTGTTCGTGTTATTGATACCAGTAACATATGTTGTACCTCCTGAATTGACATTATGTTTATGTATCAGTTGGGAAGGTAATAAAGTAGAATTTCCACCAGTTTTATTGGTAGCATTCGAAACACTTGGCATAGGAGTTACATTAATTACATTACTGGGTAAGAGACCCAGAGTTGTATCAACCGAGCCACCGATTGGTACCCTACCTGATAAATTCGGTAATTTTGGGGATACAGTGTTACCACCATATGAGTTTTTAATTATGGTATATAAATCAGCATAATAGGTAGGGTTATATGTACTTCCATCACAGAAGAGAAAATTAGTAGACGGTAATGTTTGACTTAACCACATTATTATAGTTCCAACGGGTAATGAAAAAAGTGGTTCATTATTAATAATGATTCCTTCATTTGTAATAGACATGTTTTTTATATATATGATAAAATATATATATAAATACGTAAATGTACTAATTATATCAAATGACAGACAAATTTATAAAAATATACGATTCAAAATTTACATTAGACTTTTGTAATAATGTTATTAAATTATTTAATAATGAAACTCGGGTAGTAAAAGGGGTATCTGCTGCAGGATTAAATCTAGAAATAAAAGATACAACCGATTATAAAATACCAGCTGTATTAAATCCTAAAAATAATAGCCTACAAATTAAAGAATGGTTAGAGATTGATAGTCACATACATAATATTTTATCGCCTACTATAACAGAATATGTAGTTGAAATAAATAATACATTACATAATCCAAATCAAGAAGAGATGTATTATTTACAGACGGATGAGTATACTGATACTGGCCATCAAATACAAAAATATAAAAAAAATGAAGGTCATTATAAGAAATATCATAACGATTTTTCTATATTAAGTGATAGCAACTATTACAGGGTATTAACGTACATAATATACCTAAATACGGTCGATGAAGGGGGCGAAACCGTTTTTTTTGGTAACTATAAAATTAAACCAACTGCTGGTAGTATAGTTATATTTCCAGCAGCATGGACACACCCACATTGTGGTAAAGTTCCGGTATCTGATGATAAGTATATTATTACGGGATGGTTATTTAAAGAATTTAAAGGTGTTAAAACGGTTGTAGAGTAATAAACATTGAAGTTTATACGAAAATAATATGTCGGTTATTGTCATGTTCTCCAATTCACACAAAAACTTCCATAAAAATAGTCCAAAATATTACGGCGCAATAGTTGTATCGAGCTTTACTTCATGTATTATACACAAATGAAGATTTAACTCGTATATATGCAACGTTACATTTGAACACGAACTGAACATGTCTACTGCCGCTGAGCGGCGCCATTCATTAGAATGTTATTGTAAAATATATATATTTAAATATATATATTTAAATACAAATATCGATGACCTCAATATTGGTTGAAAAATCATCTGTAACATTTACAAATAATACCACAGCTACTGTTCAAAGGGCCGGATTTCCTACGGTAGGTACTATTTTATGTTGGGCTGGAAATAATATGCAGAATTTAGATACTGACTACTTAATATGTGAGGGGGGTGAATATAGTAAATCGATATATCCAGAATTGTTTAACGTAATCGGTAATCGGTATGGTGGTACAGATCCTTTATTTAAGGTACCCGATTTTCGTAATAAAATGCCAGCTGGTTCACAAAGTGTAAATGTAATGCAGTTAGATGGTATATCCGGCCATAATGGAGGATCGGTTCAACTAGAAGCCAAACATTTTCCACATACTCATACGATTGCTCAGGTAATTGTAAACAGTGTAAACAGTGTAAACATTGAGGTATATAATAACAACGAGAATACAAGAAGTGTTGAAGCTAATGTAGCTACCTTTTCAAAAGACACTACAAACCCTATAGCGGATTCGGCAAATATGACCGCGGCTAACGTGCAAACCGGAACATTACCACCATATACTATATTTACATTCATTATTAAAGCAAAACCATAGATTATACATATTTCGACAATTAAAACTGCTTTTATAATTCATTTGCAATAACAATATAAAAAGACATTGCATATATAGTATGTGTACATGGTGTAAATAACTGTAAATAAACTTACCTGGATATCCAAGACAGCCTTAATGTCTTTTTGCTCATGTAGTTTAATGGTTAGAACTGCGGTCTTATGAAAATTTCGAAGACAGCCGCCGACGATGGTTCGATTCCACCCTTGAGCATCTACGACCCGAATATGTCGTTAAACTATGTTCAAAAAAAGCGCGGTTGTCCGAGTGGTCTAAGGAGGTGGACTTAAGCGATTCTTTTGGAATCTATTACACCCACTGTTTTTACGCGCGTGTTCAAATCACGCACCGCGCACTTTTTAGTTACATAATAATTGAAAAACTTATTATGTATATGCATTATTTTACAATAGGTTCATATTTCCAAACAAAACCCTTTGCTGTTTTATGCTTTCCACTACAAGAATGATTTATGTTTGCTCTTGTTGTGCCTATGTATTCTGCTGCTTCTTTACAAGTATTAAACGAATTTAACCTATTTCCATCAATATCAAACTGTATTATTTTATTTTTTCTTCTTGATAGACTAATTTTATTTATTGTTTCTTGACTTAATCTGTGACCGTTTAAACATTCACTTATTTTTTTCTTATGTATTTCACTATGTGGTTTTCCTAAGTGGGAACTTGGAGGAGTAAGGCCATTTTTATATCTCAGCTTTAAACTCTCAGATATTTTTTGTTTTGTTTCTGCATTATGTCTTCCCGAATTGCCTCCAAGTCTCAAATTATATCCATTTGGGACCAAACAATTATATTTTTGAATGTATTGAATTTCCATATCATCTAACATATTATCAAACGTTATACACACTAGGTTGAACACAAAATTCTCGACACCGTATTTGTTAATCGCGGATTTTAGATATCTACAGTTGCTACGCTTTTTCAAATGGTCTTTCCATCTGGTATCCAGTTCTCTTACCGTTTGTCCAACATATGTTTTGTTATCGGTCTTATTCGTGATTGTATAGATATATCCCATTCTTATAGTATGATAAATATTCTTATGTAATTTATCATAATACAATTCGGCCATGTACTTTTCCCACAATTGTATAGTTCCCATATAAAAACTCCGGAAAAACTTTTCGGCCCGTTTTTGAATTTTGGACATGTACTTTTACATTGTCCATTGTGAATATTATTACACCATTTACCAGTTGCATAAATAAAAAACGGACACGTTAAATTCTCACTGCTAATATGCAAATAAAGTGTTGAAATAATGCTGCAAAAATCATCGCATTATAAATCGCCACCTATTATAATTTCTCAATGCTAATAATCTATTAACGGGTCGAAATACCGCTGCAAAGATCGTCTCAATATAAATTGCCGCCTATTATATTTTCTCAATGCTAATATGCAGGTAAATGTTTAAAACGCCGCTGCAAACATCATTGCATTATAAATCGCCGCATAGTATAATTTATCATCACTAATAATCTAGTAACGTTTTGAAATATCGCTGCAAAAATCGTCTCAATATAAATTGCCACTTAGTTTATTTTCTCAATGCTAATATGCAGTAACGTTTCGTAATAATGCTGCAAAAATAATAGCCAATGTAAACCGATGTAATGGGATCAAAACGTCCAAAACAAAAATATTTTCGTCGGTCTAATATATTTGTTAATCGGCCACATTTTTTACAAACGATTGTAATTTTTCCAATAATATTTGGTGCATGTCCACATATTTTATGACTGATCGTATTTTTCCTAATAATATTTGGCGCATGCCCGCATATTTGACATTCGACTTTATTTTTCCAATAATATTTTGTGCCTCGATATATTTTTAACAATTGATTGTAATTTATCCAATAATATTTGTTGACCTACTAAAAATATTCATTTAGATAATATTTTTAACCGCGGTTTTTTATTATAAACTCTAAAAAAATAAACAAGTGCGACAAAAATCACGTAAATATTTTATAAACTATAATGTATAGTTATTGTCATAAATGAGTGTAAATCGTTACGGTGCTATAAAGCGTCTTAATAAGTCGAATTTTATCGCTCTGTTATCATCATGTAATGAAGATACATTACGCAACATTTTTCCAGTTCGTAAGCATGACCTATTAAAATTAATTTCGGATCGACTTACCAAACAAGAACTGCAAGACATAGTGTATAACCTACACGAGATTGACACACAAGCTATTATTAGTCAACATGATATTCGTTTACAACAGATTGCGTCGAATAAAGAATCTGCTCCACCAGAGAAAATAAATAATATTCCCAGAGTTCGTCTGCCGGTGTTTGCAGACGAACGTACTATTAAACAAATGGAATCTTATGTCATAGCGTATAATAAATTTAAAGGAGATGAAAATAAACAACGCGATTTGATTCGCATTATTCGAGAGAAATCGAAGCAAGATTTAATTACATTCAGCAATAACGTGTTTATTATTTTAAAACAACAGCAAATTCCGGTTTTTGACGAAATTCATCACATTTTACTGCAGTCTCTCACGCCAGAACAGCAATCGGCTATTCGGGTCTCGCTTACCGCACTAGAGCTATTATAATATTATATCGTTTGGCTCCGGATGCAGCGTAACCATGTGCAGTGGTTGACACAATACCCTAAGAATCATCTACACCGATGAAGATTTAAATCCGCCCATTGCCCTTCGGGCAATCCGGTGGTGACGCTCCGCGTCACGACACAACCACCGAAGGTGGTTATACGTTTTAATTCATTTATCGGCTCACGAACTGCTATGCAGTTCGAACGACTGGTTGGCGTAGCCAACCCGAACGTTTCCTTTGAATGATATAAATAGCACGCCAAAGGCGTGCGGATTTACACCATTGAAGATTTAAAATGTGTATATAGTTTTTCGCTTGAAAAAGTATATATTTTAGTCGGTGTAACTAATATTCACGTTAGCAGCAGTCTGGAGCCATGAAATTTACGCCTCGGCAGCATCAGGTGTAGTGTTAGACACATCACCAGATGCCTTCATCACCAACTTGATCTTGTACGAACGAGCAGCAATTGCCTCCACACCGGTCAAATTGTGTTGATTAGCAGCAGGATTAATGATAACCTTGAAGCTGATAACATCATCCGCCTGGAACGGAAGAGACTGTGCATCCGCGCTATTGGTCAAACTAGCAAAGCGCTCACTAGCGCTAGCAACTAATTGTCTGTAAAGCACTCTGCAAATATTTTCATCAGATGCGTAAGCATTTGTTGTGTAATTACCAGCAGCATCAGTGACAATGAGTGCAGCAGTTCCGGTTGTGCTCACAGCGGTCATCTTGGTGACAATATCCGCCCATGTGCGTCCCACTGCACCAGTACCGCAAATCAAACGCAGGTTCTGCAACAATGCAACCTCATTGTTGAACAAATCGACACCATGGTGTGTGCCGAATAACTCCTGGGCTAAGTATCTGGTGAAATCGTGAGCAACCAACATCTTGTTGGCAGCAAAACCACTAGCAATGGGAGAAGCGGAAGCAGCATGGTTCATCATAGCATTGGCAGGGTTCAATGTGGGCCAGTCTGCCATAGTAACGTAGTATCTTAAATCACTTGCATCGGTGTCAAGCATATCAGCAGAGTCAGTTTGGAACTTAAACACATTCTTCATGTGGTCAACGTTCACCGTAAACACGGCAGTTGCATCAGCAGTTACTGCTGGCACGGCGGCAGAGTCTAACGCGCCGGATGTGGTCATAGTCACCGTCGAGGCAAAAGCATCTAGAACGAATTCGGGCATATTTTAACAATATATACTATGCAAAGATTTTGTAAGTTACAAATTTTTTTATTAATTTACAGTTGTAATATTTCTAAAGTTGGTTCGTTCGATTAGACTCAAATCTTTGAAATACAACCTCAAAAAAGTATAACGCATCCCTCCAAACGAGTCTTACATATACTTTTCCATGTGAAAAACTATATATTTTTGTCAATGTTTCATTATTCTAAATAATATTTGGTTTGGGTCTACAACTCAGATGGATCGACGGCAGTGTTAACAACATCAACAGCAGCCTTCATTACTAGCTTAATCTTGTATGAACGAGAAGGAATTGGTTGCACCCCGGTTAATAAGTGTTGGCCACTAGCAGCATTAATGGTAAGT